ATTCGAGATCCTCGGTGGAGATCGTGTTGACTCATACTTGTTGTTCTCAAATCCACATCAGTATGGTAAGTCGATTGACATTCGCTTTACACCAATTCGTGTAGTATGTAACAACACACTAACCTTCTCACTTGAGACTAAGTCAGAGCGTTCTGTAAGAGTCGGCCACCGTGTAGAGTTTGATGCTCATGCTGTCAAAGAACAACTCGGTATTGCTACTGCAAAAATGGAACAGTACAGCGAAGTTGCAAAGTTCTTGGCTCGTAATCTTTTCACTCAAGACTCATACATCGAGTATCTCAATTCAGTCTTCCCGCGTACAGCAGACAAGCGTGTGCAAGGTAAAGAACTTGCAGTCGATACTCTTTCACGTAACGCTAAACTTGCCTTCGATGTACTGGAAACTCAACCGGGCGCAGAGTATGGCGAAGGTAGCTGGTGGCAGGCATTTAATTCTGTTACGTTCATTACCGATCACGTACAGGGTCGTAATGCAGACAACCGTCTTTATTCTTCATGGTTTGGTGGTAACCAAGTTCGGAAAAGTCAAGCACTCTCTAAAGCAATTGAATATGCGGAGGCTGCATAATGGAAATCATCGCAACAGCCTACGGTCTTATGATCGTAGGCAATTTTATCGTAAGCGGAATAACAGTAGCTTTTGGAGGCTAATATGGGTGTAGAACGTAGTATCGAAAGAGATGTCAAAGCCATGTCAATAGGTCTTGATATGATTAATTCTCAAATTGAAATGTTATCTACTAACGTGAAATTGAGAAAAGCAGAACGAAAACGACTTGAAAGATTGAATGCAGTTAAAGTTCAGATGGTAGAGAATCCTGATGAATGTAAAAAATTGGTGAAACGATATAAGGAAATGTCATGAAGGCACATAGTGTAGATCAAACTGCTGCTTGGGCAAAAAGCTGGAATATGAAAGGGTTCGAACACCTATATCCAGAGAATCGTGAAAAGCAAAGACAGCAGGCGATCAAACAATACAACGATCGTGATCGTGAAAAACTTAACAAAACTTTAACAAATCGAGACCGTTAAAAGTGTTAAATAATAATGAGGATAGTTGAGTGTCCTCATTATTAATTTTAACAGGGAAAAACTTATGAAAAAAATTATCTTTTCGCTCGCACTCGTGTTAGCGGCCTCAAATGCGCATGCACGAGATACTATCGTTTCTGTTGGCTCATCAACAGTTTATCCATTCACCACAATCGCTGCCGAAAAATTTGCACAAGATACAGGATCTCGTGTTATCGTCGAATCAACCGGTACCGGTGGTGGAATAAAACTCTTTTGCAATGGCATTGGAGTTAAACATCCAGATATGACTGGCGCATCACGTGCCATGAAGAAAAAAGAAGCAGAAAAATGTGCTGCAAACAATGTCACATTTGAAGAAGTTCAAATTGGATTTGATGGAATTACAATTTCAAATTCAATTGATAGACCAAAGGTCTCTTTCACAAAAGAACAAATCTTTAAAGCTGTAAGTGATACAAAATTTAAGTTATGGGCTGATATTGATCCACGACTTCCTGCAACTCCTATCTCAATCATGGTACCACCTCCAACCTCAGGTACAAGAGATGCATTCATTGAATTAGTAATGCATGGTGCTTGTAAGGAAATGGGTGTTCCGAAAAAAGAAATTAAAGCAAAGTGTTCTACAATGAGAGAAGACGGCGCGGTTATTATTATGGGCGAAAACGATAATTTGATTGTCGAAAAGCTAGTCGCAGATCCAAATATGTTTGGTGTATTTGGATTTTCTTTCCTTGACAGTAATCTAGACAAAGTACAAGGTTCAAAGGTAAATGGTGTAGCGCCAACGTTTGCTACTATTGCTGATGGATCATACAAGGTATCTCGTCCATTGTTCGTTTACTTTAAGAACGATCATATGGGTGTTATCCCTGGTCTTGCAGAGTTTAAGGAGTACTACACAAAAATGTCAAGAGATACAGACTCACCTCTTGCAGCGGTAGGACTTATTCCTCTCAAATAACCTACACACCCAGTAGAAAAAGGGCACTTCGGTGCTCTTTTTTTATTTACATTTTTGTATAAATAGTGTATAGTATAATCAGGAGTAAGAAATATGAAAAGATTTTCTACACACTTGAGGGAGATGGCTGACGTGAATATAGCAAATTTAGATGTTAATTTTTTAAATAGAGCTCAACGCGTCACATCGTTTAACTTAAAATCTTCTGATTTTGAGTCTTTGAGATATAAAGCAGAAATTCAACATTTATTTCAAAGACATTTCTTTCCTAATTTTAATTTAAATAAAACTTTAAAAGGTCAGCCATCTGTAACAAAATTAAACAGTTTGATTAATGAATTAAAGAAACAAAGTTTTATTAACTACAATCGTCTTCATTTCTACAATCTAAAAGGTGTAGGACCAGCAGAAGCAACTCTTTTCTTTCTTTTAGATGATGCACACCTCGGTGGCGGTGGATCAGCAGGAGTTGACCTTGTCTGTGCTGGTCAAAAATACGAAATTAAAGCTTCACTATTGTCAAGAGATGGTACACTAAGTGGATTCAAATTAGGAGGCACTGCACCAGTCGGAGATCTAGTAAGCGAGTTAGTTAGATACAAAAAAGAATTAAATTTGAAAACAACAGGTAAAGGCGAAAATGAAGTTAACGGCACACAAATGGCCGCAATTCAAAAAGCTTATCCAAAAGAGTATGCGATATTAGAACAAAAATACGCAAGGATTGCCGGGAGATATTTTGGAAATATTCCTGTTATTTTTGTGAATAATAATTCAAGTGATAAAGTGGACCCTGAAGATTCCGCAGAAAAAACCAGACAGTTAAGTAGCAAAGCTGGTAACGTCATTGCTATTAAGAAAATAACGGCAAAGGATATTAAAATGCAAGTTGCTACTCAAGGAACACTTAAGCCGAAGATTAAGATATAATGGAAAATTTTAGTTCATACATAACTGAACAAAAGAATACTCATATGACACACATAGAAGATAAGGTTCTCTATGGTGGAGTAAAAGGAACACGAGATGCAATCATGGCTCTCCGTTCCCTCAGAGATGCTTTAGGAGGAGTACATGATGGAAACGTTAGTGTTAAATGGGACGGTGCTCCTGCTATCTTTGCTGGGATTGATCCTACTGATGGCAGATTCTTCGTGGCGAAAAAAGGGATCTTTAACAAATCTCCCAAAGTATACAAGAGTGATGCTGATATTGACGCTGACACTAGCGGTGATCTTAATACAAAACTTAAGCTCGCTCTACGATATTTACCGGAGCTTGGCATAAAGGGAGTGATTCAAGGTGATTTCTTGTTTGGTCCAGGCGACGTTAAAAAATCTAAGATCAAAGGGAAAGAATATCTTACATTCCACCCCAATACAATTGTATATGCAGTACCGGCTGGCACGGACATGGCCAGGGAAGTTGCGACAAAAAAAATTGGAATCGTATGGCATACGAGTTACTCAGGAAAATCATTCGAAACAATGAAACAAAACTTTGGTGTTGATATCACCAAGTTTAAAAAATCTAAAAATGTCTGGTCTCAAGATGCAATGTTAAGGGATATGACGCAATACAGTATGTCAAAGAAGGACACAGAAGAAGTTAATAAATTACTTAGCCAAGCCGGTGTTATTTTCAATCAAATCAGTGGATCAACTCTTCGCGAGTTGGAAAGGAATAAAACTCTTGCTCAAACTATTGAAACTTATAATAATACCTTTGTACGTAAAGGTGAAGTTATTCAAGATACGACTCGTCACGTGGCTGGTCTCATCCGTTATATTCAACAAAAATACCAAAAAGAAATAGACAAAAGATCTACAGAAAAGGGTAAATCTGCACAGCAGGCAAAACTCAATGAAGTATTAAAATTCTTTTCGGCACAAAATAAAAAATCTATTAAAAGCATGTTTGATTTACAAAAATATATAGTTTTAGCGAAAATGAAACTTATAAATATACTTAATAAGCTGAATAGTGTACAAACATTCTTAAAAACAAAAAGAGGATATCGTACAACCGGCCAAGAAGGTTATGTGGCTATAGATAAACTTGGTGGTGATGCAGTGAAAATTGTGGACCGAATGGAATTTTCATTCGCAAACTTTTCACCGACTATATTAAAGGGATGGGATAAACCAGGAAGGAACTAGCGATGGCAGATTTGCTTCGTTTTAAAGACATATACAAAGAGGGATCTCACCCTCTCAGATTTGATGATATGCACCAGACCGAATATAGGCCAGGTGAAGATGAGCTTACCAATTACCGCGCATATCGCCGTAGAAAATTTGGTGTAGGCACAGGTGAAGGTGGACCAATAGGGGAATCCACTGAACTAGAATTCGATGAAGCACTTAATATGCAGCAACGAATGGCTAGAAAACGTCAAATCAAAAGATATAAATCCAAAATTGAAATGGGAAGAAAGCGCGCGCGCCGTAGAATGGCGAGTAAAGGTACTCTTGAAAAAAGAGCACAAAAGCAAGCTAGAACCGCGTTACTTAAGAAAATCACCAAAGGTATTCCTAAAGATGAACTTTCTTATGCTCGTAGACAAGAAATTGAAAAGCGACTAGACAAACCTGTAATGAAAGCAAAAATTAAAGTAATTGCTAGAAAGCTTTTTAAAGATGTTCGTAAAAAAGAAGTTGAGCGTAAAAAAGGATGATTAATTCATTTAGCACTTTCCTTGTTGAAGAGGAAAAAACTTTATATTTTGTATGGGGTAGAATGAATCCTCCGACAGCTGGTCATGAAAAGCTACTTGACTTTTTAAAGGCTAAAGCTGGAAGAAATCCATTCAGAATTTATCTCACACAATCTGAAGATAATTCTAAAAACCCTATTCCTTTTACAGATAAAGTAAAGTTTGCTCGTAAAGGGTTTCCTCAATATGGTCGACAGATCATGATGAATAAGAAACTTAAAACTATTTTCGATGCAATGACGTCATTTTATAATGAAGGATTTAAAAGAATTGTAATTGTAGCAGGTAATGATCGCGTTCGTCAATATGAAATTCTTCTTAATAAGTATAACGGTGTAAAGGGTAAACACGGGTTTTATAATTTTGAAAAAATTAATGTACTCGATGCAGGTAAAAGAGATCCAGAATCTACTGGAGTTGAAGGAGTGTCTGGCACTAAACTTAGAGGATACGCTGAGAACGGTGACTTTACTAAGTTTGCGCAATACATGCCTAAAAGATTATCAAATGCAGATTCGAAGGCTGTTTATAATGCCGTTCGCAAAGGTATTGGATTAAAGGAAGAAAAAGAATTTAAGAATAAAATCCAGCTTGAGCCAGTATCCGATCTAAGAGAATCATATGTTAATGGGGATTTATATAAGGTTGGTGATAGTGTAGTTATTAAAGAATCAGATGAAGTCGGCGAAATAACACTACTTGGATCTAACTATGTTATTGTTGAAACTGCAAATAAAAAATACCGTAAATGGTTAGATGCCATTGAACCAATGGAAAAAAATAATCCTATTAAAGTTACGCAACAAAAAATGCAAGAGGATAATATGCAACGTTTTAAAAATTTTGATGAAAAGAATAAAGGCCTTTGGCATAATATTCATCAGCGTAGAAAGAAGGGCTTACCTCCAAAAAAGCCTGGTGAAAAGGGTTATCCGAAGACTCTTGATATTGAAGCTGTTGATCAAACAGATGTTGCAAAGAAAAGAATTGATAGAGAAAAAATGACCGATAAAATGCGGCATGATAGAATGATGGATCGAGCCCGTATGCGCGATACAGTTAAAAAGAATAAGGAAACAAAGTAATGAAAACTTTCGATCAACTCAGAGAAGAATTTGTGTCTGCCGCTCAGCGTAAAGCGGTATGGGCATCAAAAGCCGATGGCGGTAAAGGGCATCCCGATAATAAGAAAGAAGACTCGGATGCAGTCAAGGCTTTCTTAGCAAAAGGCGGTAAGATTAAAAAGCTTCCACCAGCAAAAGCACAAGGCTATCACGGTAAAGATGATCCAGGTAAAGGTATGCATGGTATGCTTGACAAGCCTGATACCAAAAAGATTGGCACTCGTAAGAAGGTCAAATCAATGGAAGCTACTCAGGTTGATGAGATCTCTAAAGATACTAAAAAAAGTTACATCAAAAAAGCTGCAGATGATATGAGCAAACAGGCTGATAGAATGGCTCGAGCTCAACGCGGCGATGGTAAGATGGACAAAGCAGCTAATAAGTTTGTCAATCGACGTAAAGGTATTGCACGTGCAGTTGAAAACTATCAGGTTCAAAAATATACTGACGGTAAAAAGGATGGTCCTGCTAAATCATTTGGTGGTAACTTGAAAAAAGCTACTGCACACGCAAGTAAAATGGGTGGAGATCATAGAGTACATAAAGAAGGTCTTGGAGATATGATTAGAACTGGTGTAAAAACA